AAATGTGTAGTAGGTTTTACCGTCTATCTTGGTAGTAGAGACATCATCGGTGAACATCAAGTCTCCCTGTATGACACCTTTGATATTGAGTTTCTTAAACTCGTTGAATGCTATTTTGAATTTAGAATCGAGTTGAGCAGATAAATTATCGTCATCAATGTCTTTGATGCTCTTATAGAGTATCGGGTTGACATTGAAAACACTTTTCTTTGCGACAAAGAACTTACCATCGGAAGGATCGATTCCAGCGAATATTGCTGGAGCTCCATCCCACTTGACCGTCATATTGACTCTGGATCCTGATGTTCCTGCGAGCATATTACGAAGAGAACGAAGAAAATTTAATGCAGCGCGGCCACCATCAATTCCATGATTGATGATTTCTTCTTCTATATGTTCTAGGTGTAGATTTTTTCCACCTTTCGCTTCCGTTAAGAAATCAGTAAAATCGTGCATCAAAAATATCCTTTTAATGGAATATTTATAATATTACTGATACCGCAAAAATGTTGATATAACGTATCGTTCTTCCTTTGAGGGAGTTATTTGGGAAGGATGAGTCCAGAATGAAGGGTGTATAAGAACTCTTCCTGTGCGAGATTCTACGCCGATATTATAGTCGGGTAGAGTATATTGACCGTCTTCTGTATCGTTGAGAAAAAAGTTTACAGTCAAAAATCTTTTGTGTTCGTCATCAATCATAACATCAGAATGATACCCTACCTCATCTGTCGGAATATACTTTCTCATCATCAGTTGTTCATTGACAGCCTGAGAAGGAAAGAATTCAATGTTATAAAATTGTCGATATATTTCACTATATCGTTGGAGTCTTTGCAGTACGAAATAAGAAACTTCTTTCCATCTTGGTTTAATTTTCAGTAGATTTTCGTCTAGAATATCAAGTTCAAAGCAACCGTAATTTTCTTCATCAACTCTTCGCGGAGTAGATTCCTTAAAAAGATCAATTGTTTCCTCGCAGTAATCTGGAGGCAATGCATCATCCCACATACAGATATAAGATTTTGCAGCCGATGGTTCTGTTGGTATTTCTATCTCTTCCGATTCAAGTTCAACTTCTTCTAATTGTTCTGTCATAGTGTAACCTCTACTTTACCAAATTTGGATTTAGTATTCTTCGTAAAATTCGTCGTATCTTCATATGGTGCTTCAATCAAATCAGATTGGGCAGACTCTTCCACATCATATAATCTCATTTTAGATCTGTCAATTCCAACCACAAATCGTTTGTTCATATTCGGATCATTATATCGATTCTTCAATTGTTTAATCAAAATCTGATTCATGTCTTCTAGTTCTTCCGTAGATATAATCGCAAACATAAAGTCAGCAGTCGCGGGCAAACCAAAACTCTCTGAAGTATCTTCTAGTCCAATATCTGAACTAGTGAAACCAGATCTAGTTGTCTGTGTTGCACTCACTATCGGGACATTAAACTCTACAGCCAATCCTCTGAGTTCTTCCGCAATAGATTTGATGTAGGTATATGAATTAACATTTGCACCGCCTCGGATTCTCGCAGAACTACAAATATTTAGATAGTCAATAAAGACTATATCCGGATAGAAGTTCTTCTTCATTTGGAGTTCATTAAGAAGATGTCGGAAATGATTTGCGTTTGCAGATGCAGTAGGATATTCTTTAATAACCATTTTGCCAGATGTTTTCTTTTCAATACGTTTGATTTTATTCTCAAACATATCTTTACTCATCTCTGGTATTTGTTGAATAGGGACGTTCAGAAGGTTCGCATCTATCCTCTCAGCGATCTTTTCTTCAGACATCTCCAAGGTAATATATAAAACATTCTTTCCCTGAGAGAGTTGTGCAGACGCAGAATCGCACATAAAGAGAGACTTACCCACACCAGTACCAGCCAACGCAATGTTAAGAGTTTTCTTGGATAATCCACCTTTGGTTATCTCATTGAATTTCTCAAGATGGAAAGGAAGTTTCTCTTCTACCCTCTGATAGAATTCAAAACGCTCTTCCGAGTCATCAATAAAATCATGACCAACATGGTTATCAAAAGATACGGCGAGAGCATCTTGTAATATCTTTGGTAGGGAGCCGGGATCTTCTTTAGTATTATCATCTTCAATAATCTTAATAGATTTAAATATAGCATTATATATTGCTCGGTCTTGACACCACTTCTCTGTGACATCAACCAACCAATCTATATTTATATTCGAATCATATTCCTCAATAACACCGATAGTCTCCACACATTCTTTATGGAGGGCATCATAGAGATTAAGATCTTCTAGTGTTATTCGAAGACTTGTTTTTTCTGGAAGAGCATTATATTTTTCTATATGGTTATAAACCATTTTAAATATTTCTCTGTCTCTTTCTTCGGAGAAATATTCAGTCTCAATAAAGGGAATTACTTTTCTAGAGTAATCTTCTCTATTGACTAAGTTCTGCAGTATTGTGAGTTCCGTTAATTCCATTCATGGCGTCCTGTATTGAAGTTGTCAACATAAAATTTAAAACTTCACCTACTATTGTACCAAATATGATATCTTTGTCAAGTTCTTCTATTGTATACGTTTCATTTGGACACAATGCATTGTAATCAAAGGTGCATGCGGCTCCCGATTCGTCGCCCTCTTCTTCTAATTTTACATTGCCTATCTTGAAGATGACATCTTTGTAATCGCCTTCATCGATCCTAAATGCAAAATGGTCTTCTTGTTCAGATTCCATTACGGTAAAAAAGTTTTCATTTATTTCCATTTAACTGTGCCTCCAATTTTATTATCTCTTTTTTCAGAGAGCCTATAGTGTTTTCTATCTTCTCTCTTTTTTGTTCTTCCGACATTGTAGATTGTTCTTCTGATAAAAGTGTCTCTGGTTCTCGTTCTTCAGTTCCGTAGACCTCAACCCATTTATCCTTCGGACATCTAAGTTTCGCAATCTTTGCCTTCGCGGGCATAAAGCATCCGCATTCTTTGCACATATGAGCAGACTTTATGTAATACTCACAAGTCTTACATATAGACAACCTTTCCTTGTAAATGAAAGCAGATGCGAAAAATGCCATTATGCTTCAACTTCTTCTTCCATGATAGAATCCGTGACAAGCATATATTTTTCTTTCACATAATTCCTAAAGGATTCGCTCTCTAGGATTGGATTCCAAACATCGTTCCCCACTAGTTCTTTTGCGCGATACTTCTTCTCTATGATCTCTCCAGTTTCTAGATCCGTCAACTGATACCAAGCACCACTACGACTAATTACACCGGCGTCTAAGGCCATATCAAGAAGACCTGACCACTTATCAATACCGCCGTCAAAACTTACGCTGACAGGGATCTTGGACTTCTCCTTGACGTATCTAGACTTCTCTACATTGATAACAAACTGATATCCAGTAACATCAGAACCTTCTTTCTGTTGTCTTCTACCGACGATCCAGATTGTATCAGAAGAGTAATAGATACCAGTTCCCCCAGACACTACTGGCTTGGAGAACATTTCCTGCGAGTCATATGTGTGATTCACAACAACCATCGGAATATTCTTTGACTTCAGATATGGAGTAACTGCTCGGAATAATGACTTAATTCCTTTTGCTCTGGTCATATCACCGACCATCTTTCCATCCAAAGCATCTTGGACTTCTTTATGTGACGCAAGATTACCAATAGAATCTACAAAAATATAGACATCTTCTTCCTTTTCCAGTTCATGCAGCTGTTTTACAATATCAATCTTTAATTGTTCTACATCCATAATCGGTGAATGTAATACTCTGGACATATCGATGTCGAATGTCTCAAAGTATTTCTGGGGAGTACCAAACTCTGAGTCATAGAACAATGCGATTGCATTTGGCTTTGATTGTAGATATGCCTTCATCATCAATAGACCAAATGCGGTCTTAAAGTGTTTTGATGGCCCTGCGATTGTAGTCAGTCCAGATGTCAATCCACCACAAATGGTTCCCGATAATGCAATATTAACTGCAGGGATATCCGTAGGAACCATTTCATTATTCATAAAATCAGAATCTTTAAGCAGTTGTGCTGCTTTGATAGTTGTGTTAGTTCTCAACTTATCCATCAATTTTGACATATTAATCTCCTAAAAAAAGTCATCAAGTGTGTATTGTTTTTTTAATTGCCAATCAATAGAATCTGTGATTGTTTTAATTGGTTCTAAAAACGATTTTTCAAATTGTGTGTTATAATCAATATAGTTTTCTAGATTGAATTCTTTGGGCAAACTAGACATTAACGCAATTGCATTGTTTTGTATTGGGTTTGGAGTTTTAAGATATGCAAATTTAATCTTATCTCCATTCTTTATCTTTTGATATGTATTACCCAATTTATATTGGTCTATCAGTAAGTTATAAAAGAGAACACCCTTCACATGAATAGGAGTGCCTTTCTTAAATACATCTTTAGAGTCTTTATATTTTTCTATTCCGTTGACCCCTCGCGGAAATGATATATCCGGTACTGGATATGTTTTAAATTCATTCTCAAAATCTATAATGAACTTCATCAGATCTTCATTCGAATTGTTCATAATGATCTTCAATGATTCTTTAATTTTTTCTCTGCAAGCCTGTGGTGTCGAAGATCTGACAGCCTCGATTCCCATAATCTTAAGTTCTGGAGATGCGTATCGAACTCCTTCATTGTCATGGACATTAAGAATATATCTCTTCTTTGCAGTCCATATGCCCTTAGATGCAATCACTTCTCTCTTCATGAACATCTTCTGGTCATATGCATTCACATAATCTGCAAGTTCCTGATAACACTTGTTGATATATGGTTCTATCTTATTTTTTGCGATTGTATCAAGAAAGTCCACTACTTTACTATCTTCGGGAACTTCCTTAAATACCTTCTCTACAAAGTCACCAAGAGCAACATAGATCGAATCGGTATCACTCGCAATAACATAACTCTTCGGTTCTTCATTGTCCATCAGTTTATTGAAGTAGTCATTGACTTTGTTTTCAATCCACTTAATAGACAGTTGGCCAGAAGAAGTAATTGATGTTGCCTGCCGGATATCATAGTATCGGAACCACTGATTCCCTAACGCACCATAGGCAGAGTTAAGAAGAATCTTTGCAGCCATCTGTTTGTTATCAAGTTGAGATATCTTTTTATCTATCTCTACTGGATCACCTTCGCCGGATTGCTTCTTCTGTTTCCACTGGATCATTTCCTTTTT